ACAGAGGCACAAGAGCGCCTGACCGCTGCCTACTACGACCAACGCCGTATGTCGGATGCGGAAAACTACCGCCAAAGCCAAGCCGCACAGGCCCAGGCCCAAGCGCAACAACAGGCGGCACAACAAGCTGCACAACAACATGCTGCGTCCAACCGCCGTGTCGAACCCGACCCAAAAGCAGAAGACTGGGCAGATCGAAACGAATGGTTTGGCAAAGACGTGTCCATGACACAGGCAGCACAAGGAATTCATCTACAATTAGTTCGTACTGAAAAATTTGACCCCACGTCAGATGAGTATTATGATGAGTTAGATCGTAGGATGCGCACGTCCTTTCCACATAAGTTTGCTGGAAGTGCGCCAACCTCAAACAGTGCCAACCGGCCCGTGCAAACGGTTGCGCCTGCCTTCAGGTCATCTGGAGTAAATAGAGCACGCCGCAGCGTCAAGCTCTCACCGAGCCAAGTTGCCATTGCAAAAAGATTGGGTGTTCCGCTAGAGGAATACGCCAAATACGTTAAGGAGTAGTACCATGAGCGACACAAACGTGCCTAAATTAAATCGCAGTACCCGTGAGGAAGCATCTCGCGAGACCACTGCGCGCCGTAAACCATGGACTCCTCCCTCACGGTTGGATGCGCCGCCAGCGCCTCCTGGGTTTAAACATCGTTGGATCCGTGCGGAAGCCGGAGGTCAGGACGATCGAATCAACGTTGCATCCAAACTACGTGAAGGCTACGAGTTGGTGCGCGGGGAAGATCACCCTAGCTTTCAATCTCCAAGCGTGGAAGACGGCCGACATGCTGGTGTACTCAGCGTGGGAGGTTTGTTGCTAGCGAAGATACCCGAGGAGACAGCTAACGAGCGAAACGCGTATTACGCATCTCGCACCCATGACCAACTTCAGTCCGTGGACAATGAAATGCTGAAGTCGAATGCTCATTCGACCATGCGGATCAATAATCCACAAAGACAATCACAAGTATCTTTTCGAGACACAGGGTCCGAAAAGTAATCTTTTTAAGGAATGACAAATGGCTAACATCGACAAAGCCTTTGGTCTGCGTCCTCTTGGTAACCTTTCCGCCACCGGCGGTCAAAAGCAGTTCGGTTACGAAATTGAAGACAACCAGGCCGGAGCAATTTTCCAAGGTGACCTCGTTACCGTTTATGACGGCTACTTGGTGCAGTTTGCCCCTGCTACTCATACGGCAGCGGTCGGCGTGTTCAATGGTTGTCGGTATGCTGACCCCACCACAGGCAAGCCAATCTTTAGCAACTACTACCCCGGTTCGGTCAACATCACCCAAGGCAAGATCATTGCCGACGTGGTTGACGATCCTAACCAGTTGTTCACCATCCAAGCGGATGAGGACGTTGTTCAAGCCGATGTTGGCAAGAACGCAGACGTTATTGTCGCTGCTGGAAACACCGTCACGGGCGTCTCGGGCATGGAGCTTGACTCCTCAACCGTCGCCAAGACCGCTGCATTGAACCTCAAAATCGTTGGCTTTTTAAGCACCCCTGCTAACGAAGTTGGTGCCAACAATGTCGTGGTAGTGGTTAAGATTAACGAACACTTGTACGGTAGTGCCGGTGTCGCTGGACAAGGAGCCTAATCATGGCTATTTCACGTTCCCAGTTAGTAAAAGAACTCGAGCCAGGTCTTAACGCTTTGTTTGGACTGGAGTACAAGGGCTACGAGAACGAGCACGCAGAAATCTATGACCAAGAGAGTTCTGACCGTGCATTTGAAGAAGAAGTGATGCTCTCAGGTTTTGGTGAGGCCGCTGTTAAGACCGAAGGCGCTGGCGTTACATACGACCAAGCACAAGAAGTCTACACCTCGCGTTACACCCACGAGACCATCTCTTTGGCGTTCTCGCTGACCGAAGAGGCCATTGAGGACAACCTCTATGACCGCTTGGCTTCGCGTTACACCAAGGCTCTGGCTCGTTCCATGGCCACAACCAAGCAGATCAAAGCCGCTTCTGTTTTAAACGGCGCGTTCACAACCTCACTAGGTGGTGACGGAAAGCCTCTGTGTGCAGATGACCACCCAACCTTGGGCGGCCCTAACCTGCGCAACGAGCTAGCTGTTGCTGCTGACCTGAGCGAGACCTCGCTTGAGCAGGCCTTGATTGACATTGCTGCGTTCACCGATGAGCGTGGCTTGAAGATCTCGGTTCAAGGCTTGAAGTTGGTTATCCCTAAAGAGCTTCAGTTCACCGCTGATCGCATCTTGAAGTCCACGCTGCGTACTGGTACAGCAGATAACGACATCAACGCTGTCCGCAACATGGGCATGGTTCCTCAGGGTTACACAGTGAACCACTACTTGACCGATCCAGACGCGTTCTTCATCAAGACTGACGCGCCTAACGGCATGAAGATGTTCCAACGTATCGCCATCAAGACTGCTTTTGAGGGTGATTTTGAGACAGGCAACGTGCGCTACAAGGCACGCGAGCGCTATGTGTTTGGATTTTCTGATGTAAGAGGCATTTTTGGTTCGCCTGGGGCTTAATTCCTTAGAATCAAGCACTTAGCAAGTCCAGCCCCCGCCAAAAGCGGGGGTTTTTCTTTTGTTGTATACAAATATTTTGTAGTGTGCTATTATATGTTTCACACTACTTATAGGATTCATACAATGAAACAAGCCGTGATCTATAAAATCATCAACACCACCAATAATAAATTTTATGTTGGGAGCACGAACAATCAGTATGAAAGATTTAGAACCCACCGTAATAAACTACGTGGGAACAAACACCACTGCGCTCATTTACAGGCCGCATGGAATAAATATGGGGAAGCTGCTTTTAGTTTTGATACTGTTGAATACGTGTCAGATGAGGCTTCACTACAGGCTGCTGAGGACAAGTGGCTTTCAGAGTGGGTAGGGCAATCGGATTGTTATAACCACGGCATGCGGTCTGGAGCGCCTTGGCGAGGAGCGCCCAAAGAGTCTCACCCTATGTACGGTAAGACGCATTCAGGCGAAACCAGAAAACTCTTACGGGAGTCACGTCTTTCGCAACCAGATCCCCGATTAGGGAAAAAACATTCTCCGGAAACAATTCAAAAAATGCGGGAGCAAAAGCTCGCCAACCCGACTCAGGCATGGCTGGGCAAGACTAGGGATGAAGAGACACGCAAAAAGATTGGAGACGCTCAGCGGGGCGTGGCCAAAGCTCCGCGTACCTTTACCCCTGATGGGCTGAAGCGCGCCCAAGAGAACATGAAACGGAATGCCAAACAGCAGTTGCCGGCTGATTTTTCGGTCGTTAAGGCCGCGTTCCCGCAGGTGGTGTTGGACAAGTATGACTTTAGTAGTGCTGTGTACACAGGGGCCGCAAACCGCATCCAAGGCTGTGTTTGCCCAAAACACGGGTTGTTTACCCAGTATGTCTACCAGTTCAAGAAGGGCCGTGGGTGTCCTACCTGCGGAGGAGAACAAAGAGCTGAATCCAAGCGTAAACAGATGAAAGAAGCTTGGGAGAACCCTGAGGAGCGGGAAAAGATGATGGCGGTGCGTACTCGTAAAAAGGATTGCACGCGCTAGCTCCTAGCAGTACAGTAAGGGTAACCACGGAGGCTATTATGATTTGGATTCCCGTTATTTTTATGTGTATGGCTGGGCAGTGCGGTTTTATGCAGGGTAACTCTACGTATACTGAGCAGGGCTGCTTAGAGCAGGTGAAGAAGGCTTATGCTGTGTTAGGTAACAACCCTCAAATAGATGTATATGAGGGCACATGCCTGCCAGTTAGTCCTGTTTAAGCTGCTTTTTCTTGCGCTTACGTCTTTTAGCTAGCCGATCTTCGTGGTGATGGATTCGGTGGCAGTTTGCGCACAGCACAACGCATTTTTTTATTTCTTCCATGATTCGGTCATATGCCTGGTTCGCCAAGAGCCGATGCACCCTTATGTTGTCGGGGCCCAGTATGACGTGGTGGAAATCTAGCGCGGCGGGGTGACTATACCCGCAATTGATACACTTCAGAGTTGATTTGAACGCGGTCCATTTCTTGCGTTGCTCTATTTTTGAACGACTGGTTTTAGCAATAATCGCTTCTCTATTCTTTTCGTAGTAGCGCCGAGAGTACTCTTTATGCTTCTGTTTTCTTACTTCTGGGTCTGCATACGGCATTGTTGCGACCTTCCAAAACGTTCAAGCGCCAGTATAAGCTATTTTTATATCCCCAAGCCACTGTAGGCTCGTATAGCTTGAATCCCATAGATATTAGGCTGTTGGAGCTTGCAGGGTTTTGCGTGGTGTCGGTGACGAGCCATTCCCAATTCAATGTCCTCGCTTTTTTAATTCTTGCTTGGATAAATCTTTTCTGCAAACCGTGTCCCTGGTAGTCGGGCAGCACGCCTGCACGGCACATGTAGCCGGCGTTTATCCACTGTGCTGAGCGACAAAGCGCGGCGAATCCCACGGGCTTGTCTTCACAATAGGCTATCCACCAGTGTCCGCTGTCGACTGCCATGGGCTTGTCTGCGGGCAGGCACTTTGATTGTAGATACATGATCACGGTCCGTACCTCGGGCACGCGGATGTCTACTTGTTTTACTGTGAATTTCATTCGCGCCACCTTGATTAACAGATACCTTGTTGTACTCTATTTTAGTTGCTTCGTGCTCAAAAACAGAGTATAAATACACTAACACTGGGGAATCCCAGTCCTATAGACCGCCCCAGCGGACGATGCAGAGACTATAGGACGAAGTACTGCATTTACAAAGGAATTCTAATGGCTTCAACTACCTTCTCCGGCCCAGTCACCTCAACCGCTGGGTTTGTCGGTGCAACCACAGGCACTGTGGTTGGTAATGTCACAGGTAACGTGACGGGCTACATCATTCTCCCAGCGGCTGACCCTGAAGTGGTTGGGGCTTTGTGGAACAACGCTGGCACGATTACCATTTCCGCTGGCTAATTAGCTCCCCCGCTTCGGCGGGGATTTGAACCTACAAGGAGCTAATGATGAGCGCAAGCAATATCCTCGCAGTCACAAAGATCGCTGACGGTGCCGCTATTTCTGGCCGCACTCGAGTCAGGGGCCTTTATTTCACATGCACGGGCACTGCCTCTTCGTTTTCGTTGAAGAATGGCACAACGGGTGCAGCCGCCGCTTTAGTTACAATTACCACCCCCGCAGCCGCGGGCGGTTATGACCTCCATATCCCAGAACAAGGTTTCTTATTTGACGCCGGTGTGTTCGTGGACGTGGCAGATGTTCAAGTTACCAGTGTTACTTTAATGTTCGAGGGCGGCGCTGCCGCGTAAGCCATGGCTACCTCAAAAGGGATGGGCATAAAAACCTCTGTTAAGTCTGGAAATTTTCGCCCGACAAAAACAGGAGCAGGTATGTCGGAAAAGGGTGTAAAAGCCTACCGCAAAGCCAATCCCGGCAGTAAGCTGAAGACGGCCGTGACGGAAGACAAACCTTCACCGGCTCAAGCCAAGCGCCGTAAATCCTACTGCGCACGTTCAGAAGGCCAGATGAAGCAGCATCCTAGGGCGGCAAAGGATCCAAATAGCCGATTGAGACAAGCACGTAAACGATGGAAGTGTTAAGCGATGGAAATGACAGTGTGGAACATAGTGCTAACCATCCTTTTTGGCGTGTTGGCTTATATTATGCGTGATAAATTCAACGAGATTTCACGTCTGGGAACACTTTTGAACCGCACGCGTGAAGAAGTGGCGCGGGATCACATTACTCGACAAGAATTTCGAGCAGACATGCAACAACTCATGGACAGATTTGACCGTCTAGAACTTAAGATAGACAGGTTAATGATTGAAAAAGGTGCTAAAAATGGCTAAGCCTGGATTATATTCCAACATTAATGCAAAAAAAGAGCGCATTAAAGCGGGTTCTGGTGAAAAAATGAGAAAAGTAGGTAGCAAAGGAGCGCCGACCAAAAAGGCGTTTGTTCAATCAGCTAAAACAGCTAAAAAGAGGTAATTATCATGGCTCAACGTGGAATGGGTGCTGCAACTAAAGGCGGCGGTGCGGCTGAAAAAGGCCCCAAAAACAAAATGATGAAGGAAACCAGCAAAACAACTGGTCCCGTCATGATGGCAAAAGGCGGCATGACTAAAGGCTATGCAGGCGGTGGCATGATGACTAAAGGTTATGCTGCAGGCGGTGCTGCAATGAAGTCAAAAGGCGCTGCAATGGGTGGTGCAATGAAAAAGAAGAAGTCAGGTAAATAATGGCCTACTTAAACAGCAACATACCTTACTTTAAGTGTTGGGTTCGGCGAGAGTTTACAAATATGCACCAGAAGTATCAAGGTGAGTATTTGCACGCTCTAGCCGTTGCTGTTACCACAATGCCCGACCGTTGTTTGAGTTTTCAGTTGGTGTTCACGGGTTGTGAAAGCAACGCGGATGACTCTGAGAACGTTCATGGTGGTGCAATGTGGGCACGTATGCCTATCACAGCATTGGTGGGGGACATCCCGTTGGAGGAGTGGCCAGAACGTATGCCCACTCACGCTGTTCAACCATGGGATTGTCCGTCGCATCACCACTCTGTGATTAAATTTGAACGCACGTCGCCTAGTCCGTGGTTGTGTAAGATCGGTGGGGAGTTTTACACAGGTCGTTACATGTTTACGGTGGATTATGCCGAAAGCGAAGTGGCGGACTGCCCCGCGCAGCACAAGCAAAGCCATGTATTGGTTTTGACGGATGCGGGCAAGTGGACAGGGAACATTGTGGCCTTACCCAACAATCGGGTGAGAGTAACAAGCCCTGCGTTCTGGGAAACAGGCAAGGGTGCGCCTGATTTCAAGCCTAGCCAGTGGATTCACTGCGCTGAGCAGGACGATACGTACATGGACCCAACGGTGACATTTGACAACCTTTATAGTGACAATAAAAAATGACAACCTCTGGAACGACTGCGTTTGACTTAGACATCGATGACCTTGTAGAGGAGGCATACGAACGTCTGGGCATGCGCATGACCAGTGGTAACCAGCTAAAAACGGCGCGTCGGTCGTTAAACATCTTGTTCTTGGATTGGGCAAACCGTGGGTTGAATTTGTGGACGATTGAGCAGGCTATTTTGCCTATTGTCCAGGGTAACAGTGTACTTGCATTACCTTTAGACACGGTCAACGTGTTAACGGCGGTCATCCGCGATCCAAGCACCACTCCCTCAATTGACATCAGTGTTGATCGGATCAGTCGTGCTGAGTACTTGAACGTTCCCGACAAGACCACACAAGCGCGGCCCTCGCAGTTCTATATTGAGCGCACAAACGTGCCGAAGGTTTATTTATACCCTGCGGCCGATAAGGCTTATAATCTAATCTACTACCGCATTCGTCGTATTCAGGATGCGGGGGACTACACGAACACCACGGACGTGAACTTTAGGTTTTTGCCGTGCATGGTCGCCGGGTTGTCTTATTACCTGTCGCTGAAGTTTTCGCCTGAGCGCGTGGGACCTTTGAAGCAGCTGTACGAGGAAGAGTTTGCGCGTGCGGCGGCGGAAGACAGGGATACGGCGAGCTTTTTCGCTGTTCCTGACGTAGGGTACTGAAATGGCTTACGCCACAGGTAAGTTTGCGTTAGGAATCTGTGACTACTGTGGTCAGCAGTACCCTTTTAACGTCTTACGGAAAAACTGGCGTGGATTCAAGGTATGCCCCGACGATTACGAGCCAAAGGAGCCTCAACTCGAGCCTCTTAGACATGTGTCAGACGCCGTGGCACTTAACCAGCCTCGCCCTGACCGCGCAGAGCCCCTTACTGTTTATGTGGGCGCTCCCGGTGATAGCCTTTTCGAGAGCGTTGGGAGTGCAACCGGAACAAATGACATGCGGCCCGCTACAGTGGATAATGCCTTGGTACTTCAACTCCAGCTTGGACAAGTGACGGTGACAACGACATGACTTACGACGAACTTGTAACCAACATTCGAAATTACACGGACGTAGACGCCAATGTCTTGACCGCGCCTGTGATTGACACTTTTATCTTGATGACGGAAAACCGCATCTTGCGTGAAGTGGATCTGGACGTGTTCAAGAAGGAAGTCACCGGCAACCTAACACCCACGAACAAGTTTTTGTCTACGCCTACGGATATCTTAACCCACCGTTATTTGATGGTAACGGATGACGAGGGTCATCAGATCTTTTTGGATTTCCGCGATACATCGTTCATGAAGGAATATTGGGCCGATGGCAGCGCCACTGGTATCCCGAAGTATTATTCGGTGTGGGATCAGAACACGTTTTACGTGGCACCCACGCCAGACAACAACTATGCTGCGGAGCTTGGTTATATATACAAGCCTACTGCGCTGTCGGCCACAAACACGACCACTTGGATTAGCTTGAATATTCCAGAAGCGTTGATGTACGGCTGTATTGTCCAAGCGTACAGCTACACCAAGGGCCCAGCAGAGATGATGGCGTACTTTGAGCAATCATATAAACAGGCGATCCAAGGCATCGGTATTGAGCAGCAGGGTCGTCGTCGTCGGGATGAGTACAGGGATGGCATGATTCGCTTGCCGCTCCAATCCGTATCACCTGGACCATAAGGTAAACGACCATGGCTTTTTCAGGAAACCAAATCTGCGACACGTTCAAGACAGAGCTGCTTGAGGGCTTGTTTGACTTCAAAGCAGGCACAGCGGATGTGTTCAAGATTGCTTTGTACACAGCGGATGCAACACTTAACGCCTCTACCACTGCTTACACAACAGCCAATGAGGTTGTGGCAGCGGGCTACACGGCCGGTGGTATTGCTCTGACCCCAGTGGTAGCAAGTTCCAGTGGCGTGTCTTTTGTGAGCTTTGACAACGTAACTTGGAACGCGGCATTGACCGCACGTGGCGCATTAGTCTACAAGGAAGAAGCTGGAAATCCAGCGGTTTTTGTTCTAGACTTTGGGGCTAATAAGGTTTCATCATCCTCGTTTGTGGTTCAGTTCCCACCTGCGAACAACACCTCGGCAATTTTACGCCTCGCGTAAGGAGTTAAACATGTTAGTGAATCAAGCAAAATCTACCGACGCTGTGGCAAGCCAGTTGACGCGCACGTTGGAATCAAAAGACAAGGTCTCCGCGGGTGGCGTGTTCACCATTCAGTGTTTTGACAAAGACGGCGTCCTTAAATGGGAAGCGACCAAGAATAATTTGGTTGTCAACGTCGGATTAAAAGACATGAATGACAAATACTTTAGTGGTAGCGCCTACACCGCCGCTTGGTATATTGGTTTATACGGCGCAGGTGCTTCAAACAACCCTGCCGCTGGTGACACAATGTCTTCTCATGCTGGTTGGGTAGAAGTTACTGCTTATTCACAAGCAACACGTCCTGCGGCAACATTTGGTGCAGCTACAACCGCTGATCCTTCTGTCATCAGTAACTCAGCGTCTGTTGCAGTGTTTACAATCAACGGCACAACAACTGTTGGCGGTGCGTTCTTGACTAGTAACAGCACTAAAGGTGGCACAACAGGTACATTGTTCTCGGCGTCTGACTTTACAGCCCCCGGTGATCGTAGCGTTGTAAGCGGGGACACATTGAATGTTTTGTACAGTTTCTCTCTTGACGCAGCGTAATTAAGGGAGTATCCTTCTAGTAATTAACCAGGGGGATACATGAAAAAAGAACTTTTAAGTATTTGGCGAGCTATGCACAATCGTTGTTACAACCTCAACCAAAAATCGTACCAACACTACGGTGCGCGGGGTATTTTTGTAGAGGAAAGTTGGCATGGTAAACAAGGGTTTGCTAATTTCGTAAGGGACATGGGAGAGCGACCAGAAGGCGGAACCATCGACCGTATTGATAATAACAAAAGTTATTCGCCACACAATTGTCACTGGGCTAATGCTTTTGAGCAAGCTAAGAACAAAAGAAACAACCGTTGGATTACATCTAACGGGGAAACAAAACATCTTGCGGAGTGGGCAAGAACTCTTGGATGCAACCCTGCTGCAATATTGGCGCGGATTGCATCAGGCATGAAGGAGGAAGAAGCTGTTACTAAGCCTATTCCAGAACGACCAAATGCTAAGTTAACTATGCAGGACGCTTTGTATGTTAGAGATTCCTACCCCATGCTGACCATGCAAGCTTTGGCGATAAAACTCAAGGTGAGCAAGAAAACAATCTTGAACATTATTCATAACAAAACATTTAAGGAGCACTAAATGGCTACGAAATTTATTAAAGGCGAGATTGTGCAGGTTGCAAGTGTCTTACCAACAGGTCCGATTGAAAAGCTTCGCATGGATGAGGAAGGTAATTTCTTCTATCTAATTAGCTGGTCTGACATAGATGGTAAAACACAGCAACGCTGGTTTGCGGAAACTGAACTTACCTCAGCGTAAAGAGTATGTTTGGTTTCACTACCTTTAGTGAAGTACCCTTCTCTGCATTAGTAGCGGGAGGAGCTGTCTATGATGCTTCGATCGCAGAGGTTGTACAAGCATCCGAGGCGGTTAGTGCTCAAGCTATTTTTAACACTGTGTTCCAAGACACAGTTAGTGGTGTTGATAGCCAATCTACGGTTTTGGTGTATACCGTTACTGTGCAAGAAGCAGGGCAAGCTTTAGATGTGTTTTCAAATAATGGTAACTTCTTTTTAAATATCAGTGAAACGAGCGTTATTACAGATACCCCTAGCAATATAGGACAGTTCTTTTTAAATATCAGTGAAACGAGCGTTATTACAGATACCCCTAGCAATATAGGACAGTTCTTTTTAAACGTGAATGAGTCCATAAGCATTACAGACTCTGCCTTTGCAAGATATTTATGGGAGTTAGTTGATGATAGTCAGACAACTACTTGGACGTTAATTAATACTGTAGATTAAGGAAAAGATATGGCTTTGATCGTTAAAGATAGGGTTCGCGAAACCACCACTACTACAGGGACTGGGACGGTAACTCTTGGTGGCGCGGTAAGTGGCTTTCAAAGCTTTTCCGTAATTGGTAATGCAAATACTACTTACTATACAATTGTTGATGCTATCGCGGGTTCGTGGGAAGTGGGTATTGGAACGTATACCTCGTCTGGCACTACGTTAGCCAGAGACACAGTCTTAGAGTCCTCCAATGCTGGGTCGCTTGTAAACTTTGCGGTAGGTACAAAAGATGTCTTTGTCACCTACCCTGCCGAGCGTTCCATGTATGTTGACGGCACTACAATCACCCCAGCAATTTCGGCAACACTTCCAGTAGCTAACGGCGGTACAGGTGCTTCCAAT